GTTTTCCTCCTAAAATCTTGTCTTGCATATAAAACAGAACTGACTATAAATTTTATACCTCCTTTTCGTCATTACTTCTGTTCAAAAAAAGTATGACTGATTGATGCATCTAATAAAAAATATAGTAATCCTTAGATGTCTTCCGTTTTCCATCATCATTTTATTCTCTTATCTGATAACTCATATTAATAATGGATAAGATTATTGACGAAAGGGAGGTTTTAAATATAGTCATTGTCCAACTTAGAATATGAAAGATAACAGGAGGAAAATTTTATGAAAACAATTCATGACTTTGGATCAAAAATCGGTGGAGCAAGAAAAGATGTATGGGTGAAAAGAGGTTTGTGTATAGAAGATACAAAAAACATGACAGCTTCTGAAAAAGAAAAATACATAAAACGAGATTATATCTGGCCAAAACCAGATACACAGGATGAATTAGAGAAAGGTTTTTCCCGCTTTATCGTTTACTGGCACAACGAAATGCGGAAAACAGTAACCCCAAAAAAGAATAATTATATTTCTGCGAAAGAATATATCAATGGTGTCCGTAAAATACGTTCTATGGTTGAAGCAGTCAAAACGGAAAAAGAAATTTCTGATTTTGAACAAAAAGCTCTTGACGGAGTATTTTTACAGAAAAAATATGGACGTGCTTATGAATATATTGCTCCTTTTGAAAATATTCTTAACGGCAATAAATTTTTAAAGAACACAGGAACGTATGGACTTCTTAATATGAAACGTAAAATGGGAAAAGAGAATTTTGCCATGACAGAAGACGAAATCATGAAAAAGCAATTTCCAGTACTCTTTATTGACGGAGATAAATGTTCTGTTGCTGAGGATAGAGGAAGAACAATCCTTATTTATAAATCAGGATGTTCTACCTATTATTGTTATCCTAAACTAAATGTTGTTCTTGTAAATAAAACTTATGTTTTGATCGATGAGCGCCATAATATCCTTTTTTGTGGGACACAGGAAAATTGTGAAGAAAAACAAAAAGAAGTTTTTAAAGAGAAAAAGGCTGCGTCAAAAAGAAAAAGGAAAGAAAAATGGATGCCGAAACAATTTGAAACTTTGGAGAGGTCTGGAGAAACATGGAGACCTCAAAATAAACACATCACGGGTGAAAAGTTAATTGAGCGGTATGGTATACGAGCCGGAGAGTTTGGTAATTGGACCAATAATAACGAACGCCAAATATCTTTAGACTATGCTTATGATGCCTTTGCGGATCTTGCATATGCACTAGATATAGACGAAAAAAGTGTATCCCTGCCAGGACTATCTTGTGGAAGCCTCGCGATCGCTTTTGGAGCAAGAGGACGTGGAGATGCAGCGGCACATTATGAACCATTACGGGAAGTGATCAATCTAACCCGATTACGTGGGGCTGGTTCTCTTGGACATGAGTGGGCTCATGCTTTAGACCATCTAATAGGACAGTCTGCTGGACTTTCATGTTTAGCTACTGAAGGACGGATATTAGATCATGTCAAGTCTTTGAAGAAAGTCATGAATCGAATTCATTACAATGAAAATGGAATTTATACACAATATTATGTAGATTCTACTCAGTTTGATAAACAATATTCGAAAGATAGTCATGGGTATTGGAGTTCTGAATGCGAATTGTTCGCCAGAGCCTTTGCTTGCTATCTTTCTGATAAATTAGCTTCTGAAGGTAAACGAAATGATTATCTGAATGGACATTGCAATACCTATGTTTCTATGGATAAAAAAGGAAATTGGATTTATGCGTATCCAAGAGGCGATGAGAGAATACGAATCAATGAAGCAATTGATGAACTGATTAGCGAACTTAAAGATAAGAGGATTCTATTTACACGGCCAGAGAAAAAAGAAGAAACCGTTTCTTCGGTATTTACAGCCGCTCCAGATGGACAGCTTTGTTTTGCGTAATAAAGAAAGAGAGATAAGATATGAATGTAAAAGAAATGTATAATTATGGATACAAATGGACTGGAATGATTCCGTTAACTGCTGAAGAAGCAAGAAATTTGTTTTTAAATGATTCTATTCAAATATATCGATTATATCAGGATAATACAGAATCCTCAGTTGAATCATTAGAAGAGATTTCTGCGCCATATTTATATGGTATCGAGAAATAGAAGCGTAAGTGCGAGAAGGCATCAACCTTGTTTTGCATAAAAAGAAAAAAGCTGGAGGCGAAGCTATTTAGGCTATCGTCTCCAGCATGATCAAGTAATCAAATCAAAAAAAGAAGAAAGGATATAAGCAATGAAAAGGAAATTAATAGGAGCTGAAGTTAATATTGATGGAAAAGAAGGTGAAATAACTAATGTATTAGGTAATGGTTACGAAATAGTTTTCTTCGATACTAATTTAGGAAAGACATATATTGATAATAGAGATATTGTTAATTATATCGTCAATATACCCGATGAATGGATAAAAACAGATGATTACCAATATGTAAGACCGTCTGAATACAGAAAATGGCAAATCGTAGAAGCTAGGTATACAGAAAGTGATGAATATATTGTCTGCCGAGGAACAATTGATGTAGCTAACTGGAAAACCGAGGATAATTATTATACAGCTGACTGTATTGATATTATCAATTCTTATTATGGTTCCGTAAAAGAATTTGAAAATGCTTATAAAAACAGAGCTTATAGAGAACAGATATTAGCGGAAATGATTTTTGAAAGCACAACATATACGGATACAGATGCTTATGAAGTTGTACCAGGAGATGAAGTGGAGAATACTTTACGAAAATATAGAAAAGAATCCCTTCTGTCATAAATAAGGAGTAAAATGTTATGAGAGAAATAGATATTACAAAAAAACCAATTAATTGCTGCGATGAACTAATTATTGATGACGAAAAAAGAAGCATTGAAGCCACGTATGAACTGTGGATGGATGTGGATAAGTATTTTGGGACAAAAACAAGAAATGATCCTTCTGCGTGGGTTAATTTTTACACATTTTGGCATTTCGATAATCCTGTAGATATAACCGCTCTAATGATACTTGATGGAGACGATAGCTGCGAAGAAAAAGAATGGGAACTGACCCAAGAAGAAAAAGAGTTTTTCCATAAAATGATGGAAGATTATTGTATGCAGAAAAATGGTTGTACGTTAAGAGAGTTTTTCGATCGAGAACTCGGATAGAATAATAAAATAGTTATCTTGATATTTTATATTCCTTGTGGTAGCATAAAAACGAAATCATGATGATGAAGGGTATGAAAAAAGATTTATACGTTCAAAAAATGATTTTGAGAAGGCATTAAAAAATGTGTTATCTAGTCGCAAAAGATCGGGAATCGCACGGATGTCTTGCTTTTAAAACGACACATGGTAAGCATCTTGTATAGCTGAAACGCAAATTAAATAGGACTGCGGGTTATAAAGGAGTGCAGATTGTCACGATTAGCAGACCAACAGCCTATGGAGAATATGCTCCGTACCAATTTGTTGATACAGAACAAGAATTTGAAATAATGACTATATTCATAAAAAGAAGACTCACACGTTTGATGTGAGTCTTTCTTCTTTTTTCACTGTTTCTGACTTATTTCCGATTATGATATTTATCTAATTTCTTCGGCAACAATAGAATTTTCAACCAATTCCCCTGCATCTTCAAATTCAGCTGCACACTGAACGCACAGCCAAGCATTTTCTGGTGCATCATCTAATGCTTTTTCTATAGCTTCTTCTTGTGAGGATGCTTCAACCTCACCAAGAAATTTTGAGAATACATAATTTCCGTATACTTTGTATTTCATTCTAACCTCCAATTTATTTTTTTACTTTAATTTGAGTCAATATGATTTCTGTCTTCCTCTTGCCGTATGGATATATCCGCTACTTTCAAATACAATGGAAGGACTATAGAGTGCCCTGTTGGTGTAAAGTGTATGGTTCCCAAATGTTGGTTCTTTAGGGTAATCTCGTGGTTCTGTAATTACCTGTTGGATTTTTCCCTGACTAAAGTAGCCGCAAAAGAAATGTATGAACTGTTGGAAATGATTGTCCAAATGCGGAGGTAACCAGTTATCACTTCTACAGAGAAAAACAACATCGTAGTTATGCTGCTTTAAAATAGATAAGTCTGTTGTGATTCTGTCAATATCAGTGTAGTCCTTTTCTTTATATAATTCCTCATAGTTCTCAGGAGCAATCCAAGTTATTTTAGTACCTGGAATTTCTTGTTTAATAAAGTAACACCAGTTACCACAATCTTGTATATCATTCTTTACATTATCATTGTAGTAGTCCGCATGGAAATCTACATTAACTATTTCTAACTTTTCTGCTCCAGAAGTACTAAATTGCTCCTGAATAAATCCATAGATGTATTCGTGGCTAAAGCAAGCCAATACTGGAATGTCCTGCTTACAGTTGTTCATGAATACATTTTCTACAAAGTACATTTCATTTGTTTTACATGTTACTGTCTTTATTAAATCTGCAGATGGCTTGAAGTCATACTTACCTTTCCAGACCTGTTGAGAAAGGCTTGGTTGTAAATCAAAACCATCTGGATATTTCATTAGAGCTTCTTTACTAGCATTTTGAAAATAATCAAAATCAATGCTTAGTACTCTAAAAGTTTTATTCTTCATGCTGTTACTCCCTATTGCTAGTTTCTTGAGGAATACAGTTCTGCATGAAATAATCTATTTCCTCTTTATAAGCTTTCTGTTCCTTTCGGAATAACTGAGCTAAAGCGGAGAAATCATTATCTCTTGCAGTCTTCAATGCTTCGATGTATTCATTCCTATTTTTATCCTCGATAATGAAAGGAATCTTTTTCCTTTAAATGTTCAAGAAATTTTTTCATAATAAATCCTCCATATGTGAACCTCTTCGCCATTAGTATAGAGAGTAGCATCATCATCATTGATAAATGACATATCTTCCCATTCTGGAACAAGTCCACCTATTGGTATATTTTCATTATACTGTCGGTTCATTTCTTGTCTGGCTTCATCTATTGTTTTATAACTGTCATCGCAGTCGATAGAATAGCCGTCTGTGTGTATCAATATAAATTTCATGTTTTAATCCCTTCCACCTTTTGTTTTACTTTCTAAAACTTCTAAAGCTTTTGTAAAATCAGTAGTATGCTTCCTGACAAACCAGCCTTGTCCAATCATGATATCCTCATGACTATGTACAAACAATGGTTCTTTTGTTATGAAAAAACCAAAGCGGTTCACAAAACCGAACTCTGAAATATGGGTAACTTCATGTTCATCATCGCAATGTTTTGCCGGATAAACATAATATCCATTTCGTTCCGCTTCTCTTATCCAGTTTCGGAAAGCAATACTACAGTACATTAATCCTCCAAGTAGGATAATGCCGTCAGGAAGGTTTCCTTCCTCTTTTCCTTTTTTTGTTACGATAAGGTAATCTTCTCCAGGATATCCTGAATCTCTAAAATAATAACTCATATATATTCTCCTTTAGTTTTTTGCTCTTTTGTATAACACTTTGTTCTGATAGGTTATCTGCACAATATCTTTACAATATAAACCATCTCCAGAATGCAGCCCAAAAAGATTTGTTATTCCTAGTTCAGAAAATACTTTTTCTCCTTCCGGTGTGGATTTAAAATTGAGGACACTGAGCATATCTCTTTGTATCAAAACATCCCGCAAGCTTTTTGTGTCCACAGAACCTTTTGCTGTTTTTCCGTTATGTTCAAACAGAACCTTTACAGTCTTTATTTTTTCTGTTAGATTTTTACATAAATTTAATTCCCATGAACCTACGCAGGACTTTTCTTCCATCATCTTTTTTGTGACCATATATATATTAGCTTTTTGTTTGAACACATCATGACATGGTTCTAATTTTTTTATCGTTTCTTTTTCCAGATTGATAAAACCACATAAATGGTCAATACATTTTTGTCTCGTTGCAAAGAAATCGTCCATATAAATAGTATCTGTCAACTTAGGAAGAGTCCCTCGCAGTAAATGTATCCGAGCATTCCTTTCACATAAATCCATTACTTTTTTCGACAAGCTGATATCCTTCAGACCTATTCGTAAAAACTGCGTCAGATAATCATTAACGAGTTTCTCTTGTCGCTTTTTCCATAGCTGCTGATAATCTCTTAACATCATTACATTTTCTGGGAGCTTTTTCTTATCCTCTTCTGTATACACTTTAAAAAGCACACTTTCACTGAGATATACCCACTCATCTTTTACAATAGCAAGCAAATGAAGTGTTAATTTATCTACATCCGTACATGAGTCAAGATTACAAGAATAACATCCATAGATAAATCTGGATTTTCCCCGTTTAATGTTGATGGCATATAGACAATCTGTTCCAAAAGAAAAAGTAAATTGATTTTTTCCAGTTAGTACCTCTTTTACAAACTGTTCTGTTAGTTTATTCATTTTTATTCTCCTTTTATTTCAAGCTCGATTTTAAATTCATTTTTTAGAATATTTTTCAGAGAGCAATCTTCTTTAAGATAAGCAATTAAAAAGTCAAGATAGTTATTCCACGTTTCGTTCAATAAACGGTCTCTTATTTTATCGTCCATACAGGAACAAATAAGTGCCATTGTCCCCCCTTCTATGTCATATAAGGATACTTGCACATCTTTTATATCCGTTTCATTATGCTTTTCTACATACCTTGTAAAAGCCTTCTCTTTCGCTTCCGTCGCATTCCATGCTTTCACTTCAATAAAGTTGTTGTAAAATTTAACTTTGTATATGAACATTTCTTAATTCCTCCTATATTAATCGTATTCTCCATATTAGGGGAGGTACTTTATTCCGACTTGTAGGAATCGCCATCTTTCAAAAGCAATAACTTATCTTTTTCTCTGCTATAATAATATACAGAATCAGACAAAATATCTTTTTCAGGTACACAAATTCTATTAATATTACGTACCATAGAAAATAATTCTGAAGGTTCTACTGGCAGGGTAACTGGTATAAGAATGACTTCATGTATACACGCAGGGAAGATATACATATCAGACTCTTTAGTGTCAGCAAATCCTTTTAAAGCACTTTCATATAATAATATAGAAGCCTCATTCGTTTCCTGCTCATTTGTCATAACATATATAGGCAGATAAAAATACTCTTTAGGAAAAGGATAATTAACTTTTCTTAACATATTATTTATATCGATGATTTTACACGGAAACAAGCGAGGCGTATTTTTTATTGCAGCCAGGAGCAGTTCATTCATAGAAATTCCCCATGAATTCATTTGTTCATGTGTTATAAGAGAAGTACCAATTCCAGTATCATTAATGAAGGCTATCCAGCGAAACGTAACAGCTAAATCATATAATCTTATATAAGGACACTCTTTTAAAATCTCCTTATTTTTTTTCATAATTAACCAGACGATAAATGATTTTATCACAAGAAATTTTGAAATCATTCATCTGCAAATCACTTATTTGTGATTCCTTATCTGCTAATTCTTCTTCTTTTGAATAATATTCATTATAAATATCTTCAAGAATCTTTTCCACTGTTTCGCCATTCTGATAATTTCTAAAATAATCTTCGAGATAAATAACCGGACATAATTGTTCTCCTTTTTTTAATACAAAGACCATGTAATACGACTCCATTATTCTTTTTAAATTCTGAAATAGAGGCATCCACTTTATCCAGCCAAATCATATCAGGTACTTGTTTTTTGATTACTTCCATAAATTGTTCAAAATTCATCGTTTTTTCTCCTTTTTGTTACATTCTTTTAAATACATATCTTCATTTTCAGAAACAATGATTGATAATTTTATTCCTCCTTCTCATCAATAGATTTGTTTCAAAGGTAGTATGATATTTTAGGAATAAAATAAAAAGCTGCTCTGAAAATTACTATTCAGAGCAGCTACCATTGTTTCTTTTTTGTAAAATTTGTATTATTAATCTTCTGATCTACGATTCTTTCAGCATCTCATAAAACTGCTAATATCTCTTGTTTTAATCCGCAGCCGTATCCTTTATACGGAGACTGAACGCCACTTACATTTCATTTCTTTTATATTTCCTAACCCATTATATTCACAAGTAACTAAATATTGCTTACAAAAATCACATTTTGCTGGTGGAGTATCTGCACTTATCCATTTAATCATTTTTATATCATCCTTTCATTCTTCATTTGAAAACTTGGTTTCATTAGTTTTCATTCTCCATCATTTCTTCCACAAGTTGTTTCATATAAGAAATTTCCGACAAATCAAATTTTTCTTTTCTTTCATATAATTCTTTAGACAATAACATACTTGACATTTTCTCAATTGCTTTTTCCATATATTCATATGCTTCATCTAAGTCATTCCAAATCTCTTTGTAAATTATTCATCTATATCCTCCCAATAATATTTTCCATTTTCCAAAAAAATACTAATATTTTTATGCCGTTCTTCTCCGTTCCATTCTACATCTGTTGTAAAATTACAGTTTGGATTAACACAGAAAAATATAGAACATTCTATGCTTCCAACATCAATTTTTCTTGAAGTCTTAGACAGTTCACCGTTCTTTTTAATTTTCTTTCTTATGTAATACTGATTGAATGCATCAGAATATAGTTCTCCTCCACATATAGGACAGCCATTTAATAAGTGTCTCATACAATCACCTCAATTATTATATTCTCCATAAAGGAATTTAGTTTTAAATAAACTATATTTCCCCTTTTGAGTTCTCTTGAATCTATTCTTTCAATTATGTCTTCGTACTTTAAATGTTCGCTGTCTATTTCATAGTCCAAGTGATAAACGTATCCCTTTAAAGAATCTTTACATGTGTAAGTAAAAGTTGTTTCTTCACCGGTTTCCAATGAAGTTAATGTTCTTGCGTAGCAAAATCTTACTTCATTATCATAAGTTTTGTAAATAACTTCTTTCCATTTTTTTACATATCCTGATAATGGCTGTGTTCTGACATTTAAGATTTTTGAAGAAATTAACAGACCCTCCTCCTCTATAGCATAATCGAATACAGAAGTTTCTTTACGTACTATTAATTCTTTACCATCGAAAAATGTTCTTTTTTCCAGTCTATACTGTGTGAAGCCATTTTCTTTCATTAATTGTCGTAATCTTTCGTTAAATGTAGCCATTTTCCTTTCCTTTCTAGCAGCTACCTGCCAATACCCGATTATTGAGTGTTTCCTTTATGAGGAAGCTTAATACTAATGTTTTTATTCCGGCAGGGCTTACCTCATGTTACTTAGATATGATTTATTTTCCATACATATCTTTTTCACGCAATTATCAGTTCTTTTGTTCTTGTCATTATTCACGCTTGACAATCAATCTCGCTTTACCGAGGATTCGTCATTCCTTTCTTTTCCTTAATTCATTAACATATTCTTTCAAATAAATATCACAGTCAGCTGAACATCCAAGTTTACAAAATTCCCGAATCTCTTGATTTGTTAACTGATATTTTTTCTGATTATTTTCAAATAAAATTGGACATTTTCCTGTCATAATTTTATTTCCTTTCTAAAGTAAATTTACGCAAATCTTAGTTGCTCTTGATCTTTATAAACAATCAATCCTCTTGCTCTTTCTCCCTGCTTTAAGTATCCACAATTTGCCTCTACCAATTTTTGTGCCATAATAGGAACTACACTATTTCCTATCCGAGCCACCTGTTTAGCTATAGGATATTTTTTCCATTTATAATCACGGTCAATAATATAATCTCTAGGAAAACCCTGCATTATCTTTAATTCTTCTGGTTTTAACATCCGTAAAAATATATCTGATATAATGTATTTTTCTCCTTTTATATCTAAGATTACATTAACTAATCCGAACCGGTCTTTTGTGGTAATTGTTCCAAGAGGAGTATCTAATTGCTGTCCGCATCCAGTCCCGTAATATTTGATTAAAAATGCCGATACTAGACCAAAATGCCCAGGAGAAGTCGTTATGGTATGGAGTGGTTCATCGCACCCTTGTCCTATTCCAGTCTTATAATATTTAGTAATGAATGCAGTAACTAAGCCGTATCGATTCGATGTATCGATTGTTTTAATAGGCTCTGTTAAAAGTTGCCCCCTGGAATCGCCTTCCCTTGTTTCCCCATGATATTGAATGATAAAAGCCGATGCTTTTTTGTTTTTTACAATATATGGATTTGGATTATTAATGATATACTTCTTTATTCCATTTGCTATCCTTTTTTGAGTAGCCTCCGCCAAAGGTTTTTTTCTGTCAAATATAGATTTACCCAGATCGCTCCAGTCAATATAATCTCCACACTGTTTCCATTTGCGGAAGTTGATACCATCTTTACTATGCGTCTGTACAGGCCATTTGATTTGCTTGCCATCTCTCCGAAATACTGCATACCATCGTTTGCGTGTGGTTGGTGCGCCATAATTTGCCGCTACTAACTCACGACAATCAAAGACATAACCAAGCCCTTTCATTGCTAAGATAAACTTTTTATAATCCTCTCCTTTTCTATCCGGAATTGGATATCCTTTTGCATCCAACGGACCCCACTGCTGTATCTCTTCAACATTCTCCATTATTATTACATCTGGAAGGATTACTTTTGCATGTTTATACACAGCCCACGGAAGTATTCTTAACCCCTTTTTACGAGGCTGTCCACCTTTTGCTTTACTGTGAGAAGTGCAGTCAGGACTTGCCCACATAAGAGCAACATGCCGCCCTCTTGTATATTCTTTCAAGTCTACTTTAAAAATATCTTCCGTTAAATGTACAGTACTTGGATGATTTGTTTTATGCATTAAAATTGCATCTGGATCATGATTTACCGCTACATCTACTTGCCGGCCAAGAGCCATTTCAATTCCAACACTTGCTCCGCCTCCTCCTGCGAAAGCATCAATTATCATCTCTTTCATTTTAATTTCTCCCTTATATCTTTTTTAGAAACAATGATTTAGCATTTTAACCTCCTTCACATCAATAAATTTGTTTCGAAAATAGTATGTTCGTTTACATAAGGGAATAAAAAAGACTCGTACTGTAATAGCATGAGCCTTTCTAATCTAATAATTGGATAGCCTTTTTAATATGTCTTGGTTGTAAACCGCCGTATTTTTTATCATAATATGTAGACCTGCACCAATGTTCTTCCAATCCATAATATGTCCAGTCCCAATCTTCATCATCAAAGATAACAAATTGCTTAATATTATTATCCTTAATATACTTATCTACCTCTGCACCCCGTCCTGTACCCGGTGCAAAAGACATATCTCCTATTTCATCTAGGGAATAACTTTTCTCAGTATCAACAGATGCGGTAAACTGCCCTTCAATATAAGGAGCATCTCCAAGCACTGGAACATGATGTTCTTTAAGGATATCAATCAATATATAATATATTCTTGGGGTGTATGTTTCTGACCCACGCCAGCTAGATGTTATAACAACCTTCGCATTTGTTTGGGTGCAGATATAAGCAAGCATTTCGACTTTTGAAGGATCTATATTGGCTGTACTTTTATTCCGATAAGACATATAGTTAAGAACACCGTCAACATCTAAGAATATGATTTTTTCTGACATATATTTTATCCCTTCTTTTTTAGAATTATTTAGTTATCTGCCATATTATATATTCCTTTCTGCACCTTTTCCTATAAATCAAAAATGGATAACTGTGCTGGCGGCTCAAAATTCATCCATAAAACTTCCTGTTTTTTGCTTCCCGCTTGGGAATAATTTATATGAGTCTCTTTGTGCCAATCCTTTAGCAATGAATCATACATTTTTGATTCATAACCGCTAAGTAAGACAAAACCTTTATGTTTTTTTAATTGGTACAACAAATTCTCATGATCATCTTCTGTCATTTCTCGCTTATATTGTTCTCCACCGCTTCGTGTATCGAGCAGATACGGTGGGTCACAATAAATCAATACATTTTCATAGTTAAATCTGGAAATAACATCCACTGCCTGTCTATTTTCAATTTGCACTCCTCTAAGCCGTTCTGTTATCTCCAAAATTCTATCTGGTAAGCTTTTCCAATCTAATGCAGCATATGCTTTTTCTCTTCCTTGCACATCATTTTTCCATCCAACTTTAGCCCCTGTAGTACGATAACCATAGCCCATGTTCAAACGAATTAAAAATTTGACTGCTTTGTCCAAACTGTTTTCATCATCTGACAAAAATGCATTGTCATATATCTGTCTGGAATATGGGGTATAATATATTTCATGGGCCAGTCTTTCTGGGTCATGTTGCACCCAATGAAATAAGTTAACAACATCCTCATCTAAATCATTAATCGTTTCTATATTTGAGCGTTGCTTAGAAAAGAACACTGCTCCAGAACCAAAAAATGGTTCTAAATAACTATGATGTTTTGGAAAATAAGAAAGAATCCAATCAGAAATCCTCCATTTACTTCCAGGATATTTGATAATTCCTCTCATGTTACGACCTCGCTTTTAATAAATATTCTAATCTGGTGTATCGTTTTACACTTCTTATATTTCTTATCATCATCTGTAATTTCTTATAATCTCCTGCTAATACAACCATTTCTTTCGCTCTTGTAATTGCAGTATATATAATCTGCCGGTCTGTAAGATTGGGAATAAAGTCAAACACTGGGATTAAAACCACAGGATATTCGCTTCCTTGAGATTTATGTACAGTGATTGCATAAGCAAGTTCGACCTGTTCTATGTCTTCATAGGAATAAGAAACAATGCTTTCATCATCCATTCTCACGATTATATTCTCATCGTTATCATTTATCTCTATGATTTTGCCGGTATCTCCATTAAATACTCCAATGCTTTTCTTTTTATCTGGATATATTCTTTCCAGTTTATAATTGTTTTTCATCTGAATAACTTTGTCTCCCTCACGAAAATTTTTATATTCTCTTTTGGATCTATCAGAAGGATTTGTGATCTCTTTTATTTTTTCATTTAATTCCTGACATCCTGTTGCCCGAACTCTTGTCATTGTTAAGACTTGAACATCTTTGTTCGCAAAAGCAGGAACCTTTTTTCCAGCATATTCAGAAATAACTGTCGCAGCCTTTTCTTTATCAGAATAATCTACAGGAATAAAATAAAAATCCTTTATCTTTTTATCTTTTCCCCATGGATATGGTACTTTTCCTTCTAAAATTCCATGTGCAGCTTCCGCGATATAACTTTCTTCGGATTGTCGGTAAATTTTTTTTAATTCAATCACTGGACAAATATCAGCAGCAATAATATCTGCCAATATTCTTCCAGCCCCAACACTTGGAAGCTGATTTTTATCACCAACCAGTATGAGCTGACAATTTTTAGGAATAGCCTTTAATAACGCATACATTAATGATTGATCAATCATACTGGATTCATCTATTATTACGGTATCTGTTTCTAATGGATTATTTTCATTTCTCTGGAATCCTATATTTCCGATATCGTCCCTTCCATATTCTAATAACCGGTGTATTGTCTGAGAGGACATCCCTGTAGATTCTTCCATTCGTTTTGCGGCTCGTCCTGTAGGTGCTGCTAATAAAATTTTTTTACCTCGGTTCTTTAGAAAACGAATAACCAAATTTGTTGTAAATGTTTTTCCTGTACCCGGTCCTCCTGTTAAGATCATCAAAGAACTTCTTAATGCCTGTCTTACAGCGTTAAGTTGCTCTTCATTAGCTGTATCACTATACTGCTGTAATAAGGTTTCTTCTTGTTTTTTGATATCAGATTCTCTCTGTCCTGCCAGTTTGACTAATATATGAGTTATATCTATTTCTTCCTTATACTTCCACGGACGGTACACATATATTTCGCTCTGATCTTCCACCCTTTTAAGATTGGAACGTAAAAGAGAATCTCTCAGGAAGGAAACTGGAAAACCTAAAAGATTGGAGGCGTTTCTTAAAAGGATATTTTCTGGTAAATAAACATGTCCTTCTTGCTCTGCCTGATTTAATAAATACAAAAAAGCTGATTGAATCCGATAATCTGATTTTTCATCTATCCCTATTCGTAAAGCTATTGGGTCAATAGTTTTAAAGCCTAAAGAAGCAACTTGATCCGCAACTTTATAAGGATTTTCCTGTAGCTGCTGTATTGTCTTAGTTCCGTACTTTTTTATAATCTTTTTACCTATATGAACAGGTATTCCATAATTGCATAAGCTGATCAATATATCTGCATTTTGTGTATGTTCTTGAAACTTATCACAGATAATATTGGCCTGTCTTAAACTGATACCCGGAACTTTTGCTAATTCTTCCGGCTGACCATTTAATATATTCATGGTATCTTCGCCAAAATAATCAATAATCTTTCTTGCGTTTTTCGTTCGTATCCCTTTAATAATCCCGCTTGCAAGCCATTTCTGCCATGAGTAGATATTTTCAGGTATTACGAATTGATAAGAAATAGCTGAAAATTGCTTCCCATATTTTTTATCCCTTACATAATATCCGAGTATACGAATACTGCTTTTCAGAGGAATCTGTAAAAATTCTCCTTTAACAATAATAGAATTTGTTTTCTTACGAAGAACAAATATCATAAATCCTTTTTTGTTATCATAGATAATCTTATCGATACATCCAGATATCCATATCATCTGTTTATTTTCTATAGACATGATTTTCTCCTTGTATTTTGTCGATGCACTATAACTACTATTCGCAGTAGCTTACTTCTTATATTCCTTATTATTAGTATGATATTTTGAAGATGGTTTTAATTTTTCTGTATAAGATTTTTGTTGTACTAATCCATAAAAGCAAAAAACACAAGGGAAATAGAAAAAATTCTACAGAAAAAAGATTTAAAAATTTTTCTTTCATACTATAAATATAGAAAAAATTATTAATATACACGAAAGAGGTGGATAAAAATGTACGAATCTGAATATTATATATATGACATTATAAAAAACAACCCTGTACTCACAAAAAAGGATTTAGACAAACTGATATTAGAATATAAAAAAACAGGAGACAATTTAATTCATGACAAAATTATTCTTTCCAATGCAGGCCTTGTATTAAGAATTGCTCAGAAATTTTCTTTTGGATGTCCTGGTATAGATATTGCTGACCTTTTTCATGAAGGAATTAAAGGGCTTATTGAAGCTCTTGGCCGATTTGAGTTATCCTATCAGACAGCCTTTTCTACATATGCTACTCCATGGATAAAAAAATATATCCGAGAATTTGCAAACTCCTCAGAAATGATAATACGTCCCTTTCGTATCGCAGAAGCCAGAAAGAAAATAGAGCAACTTTGTCGGGAATATTATCTTTTATATAACAGGAAACCAACAATGGAGGAGATAAAGAAAAGTACAGGGTATAAAGGGGTTCTTCTTGAATATGTATTAACGGACTGGAACCAACAATGTTTATCACTGGATAAAGAAGCCATAACAGAGCAGGAAGAGAATATAACATTAGGAAATCTAATTCCATCTGATAGAAATATTGAAAATTATGTCTGTAATAAGGATATGAAAAAAAGAGTATCCATTCTACTTAGGAAAATTCTATCTGAAAATGAGCTTTTTGTAATTGAACAATTATATGGATTAAATGGAAAAGAAGTTTTAAGCGGCAGAGAAATAGGAGAAAAAATGGGATTTACCCATCAGAGGGTATATCAGATTAAAAATATAGCCTTTAAAAAGCTAAAACGGAATATAGAGTTTAAATCTTTGATGGATTTTTTATAATGAAATAACTAGAGTTGTTCTCTGTTAAAAGTTTGAATCTATCGTAATGAAGCCTCCGCGCCCATGCGATGCATAGCTCCTATGGACGTGGTACTCTGCCTAAGCTGATAGAATAACCACACCCATAAGAAGACGACTAAATAGGTGTGGTTAAAAAGAAAAAGTGAATTGTTTTAATCCACAGTCGGTAAGTTTAACGGAGCCTGAATATCGGGAAAATCCGACTGTTGCTTAAGTCTCTTGTCAATGGGGGATACCAATCTCTCTCCGCCCACCACTGACGCTTAGTGAATTTTAGATAATTCCTCCCCTACCTACTGATGTTGAGGAAGGGGACTGCGAACCTTAATATTATTCAAATACCATTCGCTGAAAACTACTAACCACGCCTTTTAATCCTGCTAAATTTTTCTTTTCTTTTTCAGACAACTCTCTATCTTCTCCGCTTGTAAAGTAAATTCTTTTTCCGATCTTTTTTACATTACTTGTTTCAGTAAAGCACTCAAATGATAACGGAACTGTAAAAATCAGATCATCGGCATAACGATTTGCCATAGAACATAACTGTTTTACTACCGACTTACAATCTGATATTCTATCTATTTCTTTTAAATAGATCTCTGGTTCTTTCCCATTCGTTATCCATAATTCTTCGTCTTCTGAAAAATCAAAAGGATCAAGATATTGATAAAGAACATACATATTTTTTTCATATCCTATACGAAATCCTATGCGGAACGGATCTCTTGGTTCGAGATAAAGAGAGCATCTTTTCCCTGTATTATCCAGTTCGCATACTGGAATCATGTAATTATGCACCTGATTATACAAAGCAAAAAGAGGAGCATAATTTTTCTTAATGGCAGCATATTTCTTTTCATCTAGTCTGCCATTTGTTGCTAAAATAATTTCCTGTAAAATATGACTTTCTAAAGAATTTGAATTAAGGATTTTCTGCATTGTATCTGATAATTTATCCTCCGCAGCAAGTATCCATGTATTAGAATCAAAATCAAATGCAAATACTTTTTTACTATCATACATCTCTAATGATCCTTTTACATCAACAAATTCTTCACTGGTCTCCAGTAAGCAAATGGTCGCTCGGTATACTTTTCCATCTGCCGCATGATTCATATATATAACAGGAGCTAAATTGCTATCTGTTATACTTTCAAGAAATACTTCAATATCGTCTTCTTCAATGCAAAAATCTCGATAATCAAGTTTAGTTTGACCAATCATATCTTGGAGATATTCGTCTGCTGTATCCAAATATGACCGAATGATTTCTGCCAGTTCCTGTAAAGTATCTGCATACTCTCTTAGGTATTCAGATGGTTTTGCTGATGAATTTTCGTCCTTTTTGAATCCTTTCATTTCTTTTTTTATCATATCATCTAAATTAAAAATTTCTCCCATTAAATGCTCCTTTCGATATTTTCATTGTGATAACCGACAGGCAACTGAAGCTGCCAGCGGTTTTCTGCGTGTGTTTGATAATAGCAGTTTTTTCAGTACAAAATCTCCCTGAATATACTCAGGGAGATTAACAAAGGAATGAAATAAGGTTATAGCGGGGAATGCCTTATTTACATCCTATTATTAGTATGATAGAATCAAGAAAAATAAATCAAAGCTAATTTTTCGCATATGTTCCAAATTCCCTATATATTTCTTTTGCTTCTCCCACATCTGCATCTGGAAGATACTTTTCGATGTATTCTCTCAAAGTGATTTTCCTATGATTGATTTTAATTTCTAGTTCGTTTTCTTCTGTAAAACTCCCTGGACTCAAATGTTCCATATACATTACTATAGATGCTTTTTGTGTTTTAGATAACTCAGAAAGAAGTTCTGCAAATTCTTTTGTGTCAGCAATAAAATTACGTTTTGCCTCTTGCGTCACAGGGATATTATTTCTTTTGCAATCTTGCTCATTCATATACTCAAAAAACAGTCCATTCATTTCCATAAGAGCTTTCCCTCTGTATTCTTCGTCTAGTTCACAAAAAATTTTTATCAAATTATTGATTTGCTTTGGATCTACATTCATAAAGTCTGTCCTCCTTTTCTATATAGTATAACAGAAATCTCATGCATTCAATTTTTCTGTATAATTATTTTACGGAGCAATTCATCATAAAAAGGTGGAGATTTCTTTCTCCACCTTTTCCATATCTGTTACAAAGCCTTTCTATACGAAAATTTCTTCTTTTGTTATTCCGACTGATTCATCAATATCAATCAAATTGTCGGGATATATTGAGTCCATCATATTTCCCTGAAAAAGCATATCACCATCGTAAACTAAACTTAAAATACAATATTCCAATTTGTCAAATACAACTTTTCCTTCAGCATAATCATAAAATTTTCCGTTTACACAGATTTGAACAGGCGTAACCTTTGTTACTTTCCCTTTTATAATCCTGCAGCCTTCTAAAAAAGTATCATATGTAATCTTATCTTGATGTTCAGCATTAACTGGGAATACAATTTCTTGTCCAATTAATTTCCTGTCAATGGGTATTGCCATTAAATCTAGCCAATCGCTTAACATGACATATAAATTTTCTATCTCTCCATTTAAGCAATCCTCTTCTGTAATATTTCTTTCTGACCATCTGATAAACCATCTATGATATCTGCTTAAATCTACCTTTAATTTCCTCATCACTTTTTCCTTTCATTGGATTCCCAGTAAACAATGTCATAATCTTCTGCATCAACAACTTTAATACCATCAGCTGCTACTTCCTGTCCATTGACGCATAACATCTTCAAATGACCATTCTCAAGTAATGGCAGCATGTTTTTTGCAAGTACAATTAAGTGGCTCAAACTTGTTTTAATCCACAGCCTGCATCCTTTATGCAGAGGCTGAATGCCGGTATTTCTTCCGGCAGGGATTAACTTCATGTCAGCCGCCCACCACTGACGTTACACGAATAAAAGATTTTTTGTTAAACCAGTCTGATACTCACAGTATGAATTTGTAGAAATGTAGTGGCCAATGATTGCATATCCATGTATACTTTTTCCTTACCTGAAAGCCCAGAAAACAAATTCTTTTCGTGTTAAATTATCCCTTACGACTCCTTTTAGATACTGTTCCGAATTTTTTTCATGGTACAACTTAAATCTTTCCATTGCTTTTTCCTTACTTGAAAGTCCAGAAAGATAAGGATGCATTTTTTCTTCCTTATCTACCAGAAATAGGTCATACCCTTTTCTTGTAAATTTATCCAGTTCATCATTCATGATTTCTTCATAAGCGATTAGACACTCCCCATAAAGAGCAGCCATCTGTCGAATACTCTCCTTATCTGTAAGCAGAGTCTTGATTGTCCCTAACGAGACAAGATCAAACTTATCCGTTAAACCATAGTATCCTCTGATATAAAGGCTTAGATAATATCCTTCATTACTGCCTGGCTGCAGAGTGAATACAGGATTAAACTCATAATTATAAAGTCCTGTTTCATAACGGTCTTCCAGTTCATAGTCTATAATACTGGACGGCCATTTATCAGATTTTTTAACTTTTTTAATGATCTCATTAAATAAGTCCTGATTTGTAATAACGTCAGATTCCTTCTTGATTTCTTTTAACATAATATTTCTCCTTTGTTAATTATCTCATTGGAATGTACATCGGTACATCATCTGGATAACCGGTTTCTTCTTCGTAATATAAAACACCATTTCTAGCGACAGGTGCTTCTTCTAATGTTAATATCTCCGCTGTAAATCTACCTCTTTCAAAAGTATCAATAAGTTCATTACCATAACCATTATGTGGGTCTAATTGATAACGAATACTTCCGTTATCATACAAGAAGATATAAATATCTCCCCAATTGATACGAATCCAATCAACATCTGTTCCATCTGCTACAGAACTTTCAATCTGAGCAAACTGCTTTACATATTCCTGAATTTTTTTAGATTTGTTATGCTCCAGAATATCTATTGCTATTGCATTGCAATAATTAAACTGCATCATCAAATATTCTTTTAACGAAAGTTTTCTTTTTACTTGAACATCAAAATCTGAATCAATATCTTTTTGGTTACAATTGCTTTTATTAGACCAATACAAAATATTAAGTTCTGTTATCAGCTCTTTAAAAGTATTTACCTTATGTTTGTTTTCATCAATATAGCATTCTACTACCGGATCATCCGCACTAGGTAAATCCATTCCGTCTTCAGCCCACCATTTCTTTAAGATTTCTTCCAGCGACTGATCCCATTTTCTTACTTTATTTTCACAGTTGATGGTAGAATATCTTACTCTTATTGTATTTGAACTAACTGCATTCTTTAGACGCACCGGAATATCAATCTCATTGTCAACCTTAGAAAAAACATCAAACAGTGTATCTGTGTCGTATCCTTCCGGTAAATATCTTAAGATATACGGGATATGTTTTTCTATATCTTCTGGATGCATCTTCCAAGCGTATATTATTGATGTTGCCTTTTCAAAAATAGCAAAATCCATAATGTCTTCGGCTTTTTTCGCCGTCATATTGTTGTCTTCTACAACATAAACGACATCATTATAATTTGCCTTCCATGTACCTTCCTGACATTTTCCTCGATATACCTCTAAATCTTTGTCAAACAAGATTATTTCTGAGGAATTTGAGTCAAATTTCATTTGAACTTTCATATTGTCGTCAAAGGATATCGTAAATACCAAAGCTTTTTCTCGCTCTAGTCTATATTTCTGGTAAACTTCAGCGTTGCTCATCTGCAATAACTTGTTCATCCATTGTTTCTGTGTCTCGGAAAAAGCCACATATGCTATATGTGTTTTTTGAACAGAAAAGCCATTATTGCAATACCCATACTCATCAGAAAGCCAATCAGAAATTTCATCAAGATAGTCTTCATTTTCCGCAACGGAAGCGAATTGAAGAGGAAGATCTATTTCCTGTGGCAATGAAGCGAATAATTCTTCATCCCCGTCTGTATCCCATTTGATATTGACAATATTATACTGTTCTGCTTTTAATATAGTAGCCATGTTTTTATTCATTTTATTATATGCGGGGATATCCCCATCCTGGTCAAACCATCAGGGGATATACTAATATTCTATTTCCCGCTTTCCTCCTTTTATTTTTCTACTGGAATTTTACACAAGCAAACACAAAATGCTCCATCATATGTGTCTTCTTTTTCGTTGTAATTTACTGCGAAAAACAAACACTTTTCAGAACTTTTCGAAGGCAGAAAAGTATATAATATTTCCCTTTCATATGACTCTTTTCTTTTACTTATCTCCCGTTTTGCTGTTTCTAGTGATGAATATAATTTCATCTCACATTCCTCGATACAGTCAACATCATCTATTGCGTAATTTTTTTCATATACGAGATACATATTCATAATAATTTTCCTTCTTTCTTTTATTATTCTGTTATGAAATCAAATAATGTAAGTTGTTGTCCTGGTTCAAAATACTTTTCAGGTATTTTTATGTCATCCTTATACCAATCAGGTGCAAAAAGAATATTTTTTGGAAATGCATTAATATTTTCTCTGATTTCATCCTGCGAGAGATTTTTTAGAAAAATAGCATCTTTACAATTAGTAAGCACCTCTTGCATATCAGCCCGTCTTCTAAATTCAGGCTCTATATACTTTAATAACCATAATTTGGAATTCGAATTATGTTCCCTGCTCATAACATGATCAATGATTTTTTGAGTCTGAAACTCTTCAAAATCACTTGGCAAGATATGCCCTCGCGTTTCAAGATAAGCGAGCACATGATCCTCATCCTTTAATTTTGATGGAATATCGGAAAGGGAACAGCATTTTTCTGGGGTCCACGCCTGCTCCTGATATTTCTCCGGCAGATCTGAAACTTTATAAAACAGGTTTCTATCAATTACTTTTTCCCAGAAAGAATCTGTTTTCATATTTTCTGGGATATATCTCAGAGCAGCAAAAGAATTCGATTCCATCGCAATAAGACAGAGTTCTTCATCTATTGCATTTTTAGGAACCTGTTCAATATTTGTTCCTCTTTTTGAAACAAAAGTTTTATAAACTTCTTTTGTTCGCCATGCAGTAGGGATGATTTTTAACTCGTCAGTATGCCCCGCAACCGCAACAGCTAATTCTTCGTCCCAGTAACTTTCAGGTATCTTTCCACCAAATTTTCCTTCTTCTCTCTGGATACATTTTAATAACAACTCTTTCGAGATAGTGTTTAAATGAATACAATTTAAAAAACTGTTTTGTCCATGATCAGATAATATTTCATAAAATTTATCTATCTGATATCGTTTCGGCAAGTATTCTATCGCTGCAAAATGCTTTAAGCAGCACAACAAAGATACTTTAGCTGTCTTTAACTCATCGGGGATTGTCTCAAATAGATGGCATGGTCCGATATAAGACTTTGAATTTTTAAGAGTAAACAAAATTAGTTCTTCTGAAAGAATATCTTTGTATTTTTCTGGCAGAATACGGTAATAATAACCATCTGCCTTACAAAGATTTTCCCAATATACAGCACTTTGGCATTCCTCCGGTATGCATATTCTGTCATAGTAAGCCCCTTTATCCGCTAGTTTCTTACTAAACAAAATAGCCAATTCTGAATTCCAACGACTTTCTGGTACATCGTGCATCATACTCTCATCGTATAAAAGACATTCTGCCAGATCTTCATCTGATAAGATATCGTAAAAATTATCTGGAAAGTGAATGTAATGCTTTCTTTTTACAGCATCTAAAATTTCTTTCGATGATGGATTCTTTTTAGTCCGGATAACTTGTGGATAATAAGGAAATACTTCATTGTATAATTCTTTCTGTTTCTCCTCAGATAACTTAAAATATAAGTTAACGAAATCCTGCCGGCTAAATTCGATTGGCATCATTCCTTTCACAATATCTGCAGCTTCTTTAGCAGATAGGGAAAATTGTTTTTCATTAATCGTTATTTTAATATTTTTCTTGTTTTTTACAAAGTATTCTTCAATGTCACCTCCATTAAGTAACCAGACCTTTAAACCATCTAGTTCTCCATTTTCTAAGGCATATCTTATCGCAGCCTCTTTTCTTGTCATTTTTATTCCTCCTTTTTTGTTGAATTACACAAAAAAAGACAAACAGATATGTAATTACACTCCATTCGTCTTTAAATATGTTCACTATTAGTATGGTTGATTACCAGAAGAATAAAAATTATGTTTCCATTTTTGCTTGGAAATATTTTATATATATAGCTCTCAAATTATTATCAAAAATAAAATTCTTCATAAAATTACTATTTATAAACTTATCACTCTTTATTTCTTCTATATCCTTTTCTTCTATATGCTTTATTCCAATTCCCTCAGATATGTCTGCTGGAATTCTATTCAATATTTTGGCACATTTATAATAATACTCTAACTCTAATGGTTGAATCCAACCTTTTGCCTCTTTCTCCTTCATCAACTTATAAATCTGAAAAACTCATTACACCAGTCTGGACTTTTCTTCTGATGGAATAACTCCGTTGCACGTTTAAAAAGCATACGATAACTTTGGGGGGCTATCTTCCCCATATGATGATATAACTTCCATGCTTCCTGTTCATCCTTTTCTTCCACTTCAAGGAAATGTGCTAACGCGTAATAAACAAAAGCGCTGTACTTATTATCCCCTTCTTTATCCAATACCTCTTGCATATATAACTGTCCCTGATTCCAAAACTTTCTTCTGCTTAAACCAACCAGACTTGCAAGTACATTCCCCATAGAAAATGCTTCATCTTCAACAGATAATTGATGTGCCACTTTCATTATAATTCCATCATCAAAAATTCTTCTAGTTTCTTTTGATAAACAAATTCTGTTAATCTTCCTCATACAATTCAGATAAGCAAACTTTCGATACGAACTCCCCTTCAGCTTTGCCCCTTCTGTATATATCATATCCATACATCCATTTAGAATATCTATCTGCATAAGTTTCATATCATCGCTAAACTGATCTAAAAACAAATGCGTTAGATAATTATTATAAGCAAAATCTGATCCTACAAATGCCTTGCATATCTTTTTGAAATCTTGTATGTACTCTTTATCCCATTCAAAAAGCTCTGCTATCTTTGATAGTAATTCCCTCTCTATCTTCCATCCAAGTCTCTTTCTTTTATCCCTGCCAGACAAGTCCGAATATCTTTGTAAATCAGAAAACATTACAGAGAACCTTGCTTTAAGCTTGCTTAAACACGCAGCATCTTCATCCAAAATGATATTGCAATCAACTATATCTTCATCTAGCATAGTATCGGAATATTTTGTAATATATTCACTGGTGTAAACTCCGCAAAATTTCCAGAACTCTTCAATATACACCGCCTGAACAGCTTGGCTTTCTTTTCTTATGATCCTAACAGAATATAAATTTCTCATATACACCTCATGTATCCTACTTTTTTTGTTTAACTCAACTAGCGAGAAGTCTCCCGCCTCTACAGGCGGAGAGAGGAATCACTATTTATGCCATTAGCCAGTTACCATTGGGATGTAACCGTTTCAGTTTTAATAATGGCCATTGTTTATATGTTTTTCCGGGCTGTGATACATAGCAGCCGTTTTTATCCACCAAGTAGACACTTGTTCCAGTAAAGCTGCAGATAAATGAATGAAGTTCGTGTTCATCCTTAAGGATCACTCTGTCCCCACAGGTAACTCCAACACCAATATGTTTTGATTTCCAGCCGGTATCTATTATGCGGAGACTGAATGCTAATATTTCTCTTCATATCTATGGAAGAAATCTCATGTATTTAATTTTTCTATAGAATTATTTTTTATCTAACACGAAAAAGATTTTCTGTTAACAAAATACATGCCCCTTCCCTACATTCTTGCATTCCATAATTTATCTATGTCTTGATAATTAGTGCCGATTTTTTTTGAAAAGTATGCATAAAACCTTAATTCATACGGAACCTTTTCTTCTAATTTATTCTCTATCAACATCAATGTTCTTGCTTTTAAACATTTCATCACATCTTTTTGCAATGTAACAATATTTATACGCTCCAACCATTTTTTACATTCTCTATAATATTGAAAGCTATTAACCTCTGGTAACCTATGAAAATGTTTCAATATAATAGATTCAAATTCCGCTTTACGTAACACTTGGAACATTGCTCCATATGACAGATTATCTCTATTATAAAAAGCTTTTTTTCTACAAATCAGTCTTCCACTTGCAGTTAGTTCATATATTCCAACTTTTTGATCTTTTAAAAATTCTTTTACATGTGGTAATTGTTTATTTCCAACCACAACATAAATATAACTAAATACTTTATAATAATCTTTTAGCTGATTCTCTAATCGAATTAGATTATCTAAATCTGTTTTTATTTCGTATACTACTCCACGATCATTAATCATAATAAAATCTGCTTTTGAATTACCAATAGGCAATTCAGTAAGTGCAGCTGCATTATACAAATCATGTTTTTTTATAAGCAACTGGTTAAGTATTGTATTTTTATAATAATACTCATTTCTATATTCATAATTCATGAAATGATATATTTCGCTTATTGCTTCACCAATCGTTGCATCATCCGTTTTTACATATCTCCTTACGCACTCAAAAAAAGAGTCGGGAATACTATCTTCGCTTATCATTCTATCCAAATACGGTACTGTAAAAATTTTGTTAACTATATATGTATCAAATTTTTTCATAGTATCCCCCCTTTCAAATTCGATCATAAGCATTGGTTATCTGTCTTGACTGCTTATACAGAAAGTCTTTTCGTTGATTGGCAACCTTAAGCCTCTGTTTATTGCGATTGTTTTAATCATTGTTTTAATCCACAGTCGGTAAGTTTAACGAAGCCTGAATATCGGGAAAATCCGACTGTTGCTTAAGTCTCTTGTCAGTGGGGGATACCAATCT